TATCCTGGAGAGGTATCGCTAACCCCTCTCGGGCGCGGGCCACCTCCACAGCGTCAGTCTCGGGGAGTCTCTGGGATTGAGTCATCCTCGGGTCAGCCACGCGGCCAGGGGGGATACCAGCGGCCCCACGCCGGGGCTGTGTCTCCCTCGGGTCTCTGCCACGCTGTGGGCGGAGGCTCTGAAGCTCCTGGGCTGCGGCGTTCAGCTCCGCCTGGGTGACCTTCATGTCGAGGGGCAGCCCAAGACGCTCGCGACGCTGTTGTACGACCCGTAGGAGTAGCTGCTGTTCGGGGGGAGGCATGGGAATATACCCCCTAGAATTGGAACTCCACCGGCGGGGCGAAGCGGGCGGTGCCAAAGCCCCGCTGGGAGGGGGAGAACGAGAATAGCTGCTGGCGTATGCGCTCCGGGGTGAACCCAAAATCTGGGTCTGTGAACTGAAGTGTGGGGAGCTTGCGCGTGCTCCGGGCCTGCTTCCCCAGCGCAGTCCCAAACTGGCTCAGCATATTCTGAAACTGGGACTGGGCAAAGCGTTTCTGGCCGCCCCTAAGCCCCTCCGGCATGGCCTCTAGGTAGGCTATCTTTGGGTCTTCCCGCAAGAACTCTAAGAATGGGAAGTCCCCAAGTAGGTCCTCATCACCGAATATTTTCGAGAAGTCATGGGGGTGGGGCATATTAATAACCTAACCCAGCCTGCATTCTAAGGGGGCTAACTCCAACCAAAGGGGTTTGCTTGCTGTGACCACCACCGGAGGAACGGTGTCCCTGGATCATCCTCCTCCTGCTTCCTTATTCTGCGCCCCATCATTCGGTACAGTGCCTCCCGCATACCAGGGTAGGACGAAACCCCGGCCATTAGAGGTTCCGCTACCATGCCCCGCTGCTCTTCGGGGGTTGAGATGCCCATCCTTTCCTGAAGGAAACTCTCCGGACCGGTCAAGGGGCGAGTGGGTGGAATAACCTCGCCCGCCGCATTATACTCTGTGGGAGCCATTATACGACTACCGATATCTTGAAGCCTCCCAAGCATTTGGCCGGGTCTCATAAATGTCCTCACCCCATCCACCATGCCCCCCCCGGCCTGTCCAACCTCTCCCTTCCTCAGAAAATCGCGAAAGCTCTGCGTCGTCGTTATGGGATCTTCCCTCATAGTGTCCTCCGGGGCGAAGGTTGGCCCCCGGAGGGTTGGGGATGTCCAATACTGGGTAGCTGCCCTTTCCCCTAATCCACCCATATAGCCCCGGGCGGTCTGAGAGAGTCCGGTGTAGGGTTGGTCCTCAAGGTACCGCTGGAAAACCGCTTCAGGCTGGGCCTCTTTTTGGCGGCTGTAATATTCTTTTATGCTTCCTGGAAGGCCTGGTTCGCCAACGGCTGTTCCGCCACCTGTACCATCGTCTATTTTCGTCGTTATGAACGGGACTACGTCAGTTTCGTAGTCCCCGGTGAGATTGTCATTCCTCCAATTTTCATGCCATTGAGATTCTCCGTCCCAGCCTACGTCGCTGGCGGTTGGTGCAGTATAACCGTCGTACTGGCTATATGCTGCGTGCCAATATCTCAAAGCGTTCAGTATACTAATCATTTTATCGGTGGTCTGAAAATTATATTCTTCCTGAGTCATCCCCCCCTCTGCTGGGGTAAGATTCAACTTAAATGCCCACGCATCTCTGATGAAGTTCTCTAACTCTTCTTCGGAAGCATCACTATCTCGAAATTCTGGGTCTTGCAGATATCGGTTTATGAAATCTTCAAGTGTCATGTAGTCCTCCTATTGCCTTGCGCCCGGCCTTGGTGTGCCCGGCGGTACTTGCGGCCCCCCGTTAGACTGCTCCGGGGAGGGCCTGCCCCCTTGAGCCATGAATGGTAACACAGTGGGTGCCATCCCCGGCCCACCGCGCTCTTGCTGACCGCCACCACCCTGTTCTGGCCCACCAGGGCCTCCGCCGCCAGGACCCCCGCCACCGGGGGCTGGCCCGCCGGGGCCACCGGGTCCCCCGCCACCGGGTTGCCCCATCATGCCCATCCCCATAGCCATCATCTGTAGCTGCATCAGCTCAAGCTCTTTTTGCATCAGTATGTTCTTGGCCTCTTTGAGCCAAATCTCTGCCAGTGTCTCGTCGCCCTGCTCGTTGGCGGCTGTCCACATGGCAAAGGCCTGGGCCACCGGGGAGGCCCGGAAGGCCTGCTGCTCCAGTATCTCGGTGTTCATCAGGTCGGAGTCCGCTATGCCCAGAACCTCGTCCTGTATGAACCGGTCGGAGACCACTGGCTTGCCGGACGGGTCTGGTGCCCGTAGCTGCTGGGCGCGGGCCGCGTTGGACATGTCGTCCTGGGGCAGTATGGCGACCAGCTTTACCTCAAAGTTGCCGCCCTGGGAGACCGTCTGGGGGTCTATCTCCGAGGAGAAGTAGTCCCTCTCCGGGGCCTTGGTCACCCCGGACAGCTCCATGGTATCGAAGCTGCCGGTGGCGTACTGGTCTGCCAGTAGGTTGAGGCCCTGGAAGTAGGCCGACTCCATCGCGGCCAGGGGGAACTTTATGATCGTGGTCATGCCCTGCCTGAGCGAGTTTATGGCAAAGCCCGATAGCTGGAACTGTAGCTCCCCGAACGCCGTGTGGGGGAGTGCACCGCGCTGTATCTCCCCGGTCACTAGGCTTAGGTAGACCCCGGTCTCCTGGGCCATGGTCAGGAGGTTTAGGGTCTCGACCTTGTCCCCCTCGGCCAGTTGCAGGGTGGAGCCCGCCAGGTACGGGTTCTCGGACAGCATCTTGCGCCCGTCCCTTGAGGTGATGACCACGGGCTGCTTCAGGGATCGCTTGATGAACTCGCTGAGGGCCGACAGGAGGTAGTTAAGCTCGTCGTACTGGGCACGGTCGGCCTGGAAAATGGACTCACCGTAGAACTTGGAGCCGCTCTGGCCGTCCTCGGTGACGATGTTTGGGTTTGAGGCAACGGGGCCGATTATTATTGGTATCCGGGGAGACCCGTGCGGGGTTGGTGGCTTGAGGATAATGTCCTCGGTACACACGAAGTTGGAGTCCGCGTCGAAGTAGTCGTAGACATCCATCATCTCGTTGTCGTCGTGGGATATGGAGCCGTTTAGGCGGGCGTCCCCCATGACAACATCCGGGTACTCGTCCTGTATCTGGGCGCGGGTCTTCTTCACCTTGTAGCAGGCCCAGCTTATGCCGTCCCGGCCCATGCCCCAGTAGGTATTGCGTATGTCCCAGGGCATACAGTGGGGCACGGTCTCGGTGCCCGTGTCGGTCTCGCGCTTGACCAGCATGAAGACACCGGCGTACCAGCCCCGTATGGCGACTCCCCAGGCCAGGGAGGCCTTCAGGGTGGGCTCTACCAGGGCCAGGAGCCGCTCGTCAATGGCGTTGAGCACCCCGACGGCGTAGCGTTCCTTGTCGTTGGCCTGGTCCCGCTGCTCCCTCTCCCGCTGGGACTGGTGCACACGGATGGTCAGTATCGCGTCCGTCAGTATGGAGGCGACCTTGTTCGCAAAGGTTCTGGGCTCGTTGGAGGTGACCTTGCGGAACCCGGACATCTCCGGGGCCCCGGCGTAGGGTGTCAGCTTCCAAAGCTCGTAGTCCATGTCCATCCGAGACCTCATGTCCTTTGTGGCCTCGGAGTGCCGGTCTACGGCGTCCTTGACGGACTGTGGCGTGTACTCAGGCATATCACCCAAAATCCACTGGCTGTCGGGCTAGAAGTACGTGACCGGTATCTCCAGTGACTCCGCCGACATCCCGTACCCGAACCGGTCGATTATCAGGTACTCCAGTGCCCGGATTGAGTGGTTGTTCTTGTTGTCCGGGGTCTGGCCCACGATGTTACCGTCCCGGTCAATGTGCCAGGAGTATACCAGAGTCTGCCCGGAAAGCGGGTTTGGGGATGTTCCGAACTCGGACAGTATCCCCTTGCACCGGTTTGAGAAGATGACCTTGGGCTCCCCGGAGGTCGGGTTGGGCTCAAGGAACCACTTCATGCGGTTGTCCAGGTCGTTTATCGACTTTATCGTCTGGGCCCGGAGGTACACCCCGGTCTGCTCCAGCCATACCTCCCCCGCCGGGGATCGTGCGCCCTGGTGCCCCCAGCCGGACTGGTCTATCACCCCCCGAAGTGTCGTATCGGAGCGGTTAGAAACGTCCTGGTACCATGGCCGGGACTTCAGTATGCGGATCACGTCCTCATCGACCTTGTTCTCGTAAATCTCGTCAAAGACACGTATCTGGTCGTGGACGATATGGGCCGCCAGGAGAGCGTGAGCGCCCGCATATCCGGGGTCTACCGCGATATACACGTCCTGTCCGGGGACGTACTCCACCGACCTGACATGTATGGCCGGGGAGAACCTGAACACGACCCCCCTGGGCGGGACGGGCTCCCCCATGATGCGTTGCAGGAAGTAATCGTCGGAGGTATTGGCCTTGATGTCCAGTATCTTGGGGTCTTCGTACCCGCCGGGGAAGATGTGGTGGTTAGTCGGGGTGGGCAGTATAAAGCTCTGGGCCTCCGCCGTGCCGTTACGCCAGGACTGCAAGAGCTGGATATACCACCCCGTTGACTCCTCCATCGTCCCGGCCATGACCAGCCACCCGTCCTTCTCGGCCAAACGCTCGATGCAGCGGTGGTAGGTGTCGAAATCGACCTGTGAGGCCTCGCAAAGTATGATCCCGTACGGTGCCTTCATGGCGATTCGGCGCGGGTCTGCCGCGGACTTGGTCTCGACCAGTATCTCCATGGCCGGGGTGTCCACCGTGTCCGGTATGGTGACCGTCACGGAGCCGGGGTTTATGGCCTTGGTGGGCTTTACGGCACCAGAACCGAAGATGTTTACGAAATCGTCCACCAGATAATCGAACTCGGCCTTGGTGCGCTCGTAGTCCGCCGCGATGAGCCAGTACAGCAGTGGGTCGGCCCTCTTGGAGGCCCCCATCCACTCGATATGTTTAACAATATCGTCCGGCAGGCGGTCTATAAGCTTCTTCTCGGAGGTGTACGACTTCCCGCCCCTGGCCCCACCGGAGGTGAGCACGCGGGACTTCCGGCACTTGATAATGGCCTCCTGCTCGGGCCCGGTAGGCTTAAAACCGATGGTATCGAGCAGTGAGGTGGGTGCCGTGGTTGTCGTCATCGGGCCCCGGCCATGCTAGTACCGCTTTTTCCGCGACACAACCTTCTTCCCAGTCCGTGCGGCGGCGGTCTTCGCGGCGCTCTTCCCGGCCTTCGTGTACGGGTAGGTCTTCTTCCCAACTTTAGGCATACCAACCTCCAATCTTCCGGCCAACACTACCACAACCCACCCAAACAACGCACCCCGGCCCACTTTTTTAAGATTAAACTCAAAAATACAGCGATGTGACAGCGAAGTGACAGTGACCTTAGCAGAATAGGCCCGTTTTTCTGCGACATCTGCGACACACCGACGAGTTTAAGCCCCCCCACCGACGGTACCGACGGCAGATTTCGGCCCTTGCACCAAGACCTAACCTCCGACAGGGCTATATGTATAGCGGAGGTGAGGTTAGCGGGGACTTAATTCGTTTAATTCGTTTAATTCGTATGTTCGA